AATGATGGCTTTTTGTATTGCTATTCTAAGTAATTGTTCAACCACAAAATTAGCAAAATCTTTAAATGCTAATTTGCCATTCTTTAATCCATCAATAAGGGTATCTTCAAACTTCTGCATTGAAGATGCTATGCCTGTTTCCAGGTTTCCCCTTACATCTTCAAGCTGTTGTTTCATTCTTGCTAATGGACTTGCCTGGTCTGTGATGCTTTCACCACCTTCCAGGATCTTTTTATAAAAATCATCTATATCTAACTTGCCTGCTTTAAAATCTGCAATAATTTCATCCAGGGCATTAGCAGCATCAATAAGAAATGAGCTTCTTTGAAATGGTGCATCTATTTTAAGTTTTAAAGCAGTAATTTCATCTTGATATTGTTGAGCTAAATCTAAATCATCTTGTGAAATAGGTTTAAAAGAATCCCTGGTTGAAAATCTTTGTGGTTGTACTAACTTGTTTATCTCAGCTTGTAACTTTTTTATTTTTTCTTCTTCTTCGCTTAGTGGTAGTAAGCCTGTAGCTTTTAAACGATTCTTGACTTCATAAATACCCTCAAGTGCAAAATTGAAAAAGTTATCTAATGATCTTAGAGCCTTGCTTATGCTTTCTAAAACAGAAACAGCGATAACTTTACCAAGAGAATCAAAACCGCCTGCTGCCTGAGCAGAGCTTTTTATTGTTTCAGAAATCCTGGTTGCAAATACCTGGAGCACTGGAACAAAAGCAGCAAAAACATTATTAATAAAGTTTTTTACCTGGAGACCAATGAGAGCCACTGTGTCATTAAATTTTTCAGTTTGTCTGATAGTTTTTTCAGAAAGTATTATTCCAAAGTCCCTGGCTTTCTGAATAAAATCCTCTAAGCCCTGAGCACCATTATAAAAAATCTCAGTGAACTGAATGCCTGCTCTACCAAATAGGTTAGCTAAAACTGTTGCTCTATCAGCTTCGCTTCCCATTTTTGATATTGCCTGGGCAACATCTTTTAATATTTCTTCAAAGTTCCTGGTAGAGCCATCAGCGTTATCTATCGCAACGCCTAAATCTTTGAAAATATCTTGTTGGGTTTTCAATCCCCTTTGAGCATCACCAATAGATCTAGCAAATTTTTCTAAACCCTTTTGTGCTTGCTCAATAGTTGTACCTGATTCTAATGCAGCTAATTGAAATGCCTGTAATGTTTCTGTGGCGATACCAGTCCTGGATGCAGTTTTTCCAATAGTATCAATATACTCAAAAGATTGTTTTGCTAAAACAGCTAAACCTGCTGCTGCTGCGGTAGCTGCAACAGTTCCTATTTTAGCTATAGATGTAGCAGCACCAATACTAACGCTTCCTAACTTAGTTATTCTGCCATTAATATTTTTAAAAGCCTTTTCAGTCTTATCTAAAGCTGTAAAGGTTATCGGTACTTCTCTTCTAGCCATCTTTTGTTTTATCCTGCAATATTTCTAAATATGCCATCCATCCTATAAACTCTTGGATAGTGATTTCTTGCAGTTCAGTAAGAGTTTTACCCAATCTATCTGCTAATGCATATTGTGCAAATAAATCACTATCCTTTAGGAGTTTTTTTTCTGTTCCTCAACATTTGGACTTTCCATTATTTCCTGGGCTACTCTGACCAGGACTTCCCTATCCACATTGTTCAGTAACAACTGTTTATCACCAACATCAAATAGCTTATCGCCATTCTCATCTAGTGCCTTATAAATTAGAACATAAGCCATCATGGTTAGATCATCTTCTTTACTCATTCTATAGAGTTTAGAAGTTTCAGCTAATGTAAGTGGCTTTGCAAAAATCTTTAAAGGCTCTCCATTCTCGTCACCCCATTCAGGGACTTCGATTTGCTTTATCTCTCTCGCTTCAAAATGCGATCTTGCTCGTTCTATCGCTTTCATGTTATACAGTTGTCTCTGACAATGCACCTGTACCTTGAACTGAAACACTTGCTTCAACCATGCCATCAAATGATGCTGATCTTGAAACGCCTGTAACAATACAAGTACCTGTGTAATAGGTATCTCCTGAGCTATTACCTTCAGGATAGAAGTTCAAAGTTACTTCAGATCCAACATCTAATGCACCTTGCCCATTAGTATCAGTCTCATCCCAGTAAACATCTATTGATCCTGAAAAGGATGTAAGAGATGCTTTGTAACTTCTTGCACTATCGCCCATTGAAGTGTCTTCAATAGTATCAGCAGTTTCCTCTAAAGAATAAGATCTAATTTCAGCAATCGCATTAGCACCAACATATACAGCGCCTTCGCTTCCCTTATGAGTACTCATTTTCGGTATTCTCCTCTAATTTCTTAGATTTTTTAGAAGAAGATTTAATTTCTTTTTGGGCTGCTTCTTCTTTCCAACCCTTTTTCAACAAATCCTCAACCTTGGAAGGATGAGCATTTATAGAAACTTTGCCATTTGGACTAATTAATTTCATAGTTTACTCCTATAAAGCTATATCAGGTGAGCTTTCACTTGTTATGTACATTATGCTAAATGTCATTGTCATAACTGAAATAGGTTGCTCACCTTCTCCATTGTAATCTATTTCAGTACCTTCTAAAAAACAATCCTTAGCCAAACCATTTAAAGTAGTATCTGCTGCTAGTGCAGATTCAACTTCTTTAGCAATAGTGTCTATAGTGTCATCACTATTGGTTGTAGCCTTAACATATGCTTCTACATTTAAAGATAAAATTCTTTCCATTGTCCTAGAAGATCCAATAACTATTGGTTGAGATTCTTCAGACTTGGTATAAATAAGCAAACTTGGTGATAAATTTGCAGATAAAGGATAAACCCTGGATTGATAAATCCTAGATCCAGTTGTAGTTAATCCTGTTAATGTAGTGCCAACTTGTTC